GGAGTTGTGGTAGTTGTTTTGGTTACAAATGGCTTATACCAGATAGCGTCTCCAGTATAGAAACCATGATCAGTAGAAGTTGTTAACTGGATTTCTTTTGTGGATGTAAATGTTCCGCTAAAGGTTACCTTTTTATCATAAGGATTAGCAGGTGCCTCATAATGTGGAAGCGAGTTTGATGCTACAATTACATTCTCAGAGAAATCTGTGTATGTGTTTTGAACATTAGCAACAAAATTACCAATTTGAGAATACTTAGTAGAGTATCCCTTCAACAACTGGTTTTCAATTTCAAATGAATGAGCAACATTAATAGAAGTAGTAAGGTTGACAATCAGTGATGTTGAAGATCTAACAACACTAACACTTCCACTATAGGTGCTTCCATCAGTTACATCTGTAAGAAGAATAACATATCCAACCTTCAAGAAGTGTGGATCATATGTATTGATCTCATAAGAGTTTTCTGTTGCGTCAATAACAGAAACACTTGCTGCTTCCCAATTGGTTTTTACATTGAAGAACCAATTCTTCGACTGCTCTTTATAATCTTCAATACCAATAGACTGAAGTTGAATGGTATCGCCCTTTTTGTAGTAGTAGGGTGACCCATCAAACTTGATATCTTTCAGTGTTGAACTAATTCTTACCTGAATTTGCTCTGAGGTATTAATGCCAACATAAGCATATGAATAGTCATCAAATCTGATGTCAGTGGTTTTATTCAGAGATGTGGTGACGCCACTAACTGATAAGAACTGGTTATCATTCTTATCAAGATATTGAATGAGGACATCATCACCATGAGCATCTTTAGCAATGAGGTTACCAGTTGCAGCAAAACTAACAGTAGAATCTACATCAATGATTGATGAACCCGCAGAAACTCCTGTAAGAATCTTTGTCTGAGAATTTGGTTTGAAACTACTATAAACTGTTCCTGTTACATCAATGTCTCTTTGATAACCATAGTCAATAGAAATCTGATAATATTGACCTTGATCATACTGAATCTGCTCAACATTAGTTACAGAACCTCTAGCACCTGTAGAGTCTTGGAACAGAGTCAGGTTTTGAAGTTGAAGAGGATCACCTAGAATCTGTTCAACTACCAGATCTTGAGTGATTTTATAATCTGCATTAGAAGGACGCAGCAAATATTCTGCTGGTTTGATTACATCTACATCTTCACCATACAATGCTCTGAACAGAATCTCAAATGATTGATCTGTTCCTTTTGACTTATAGAAACTATCTGCATTGAAGACAAAGTTTCTTTGATCAAGACCTGAATATAATTGTCTTTCAGTAAAACCAGGAGTGACCTGATACTTGAGTTTCTTAAAGAACTCTTGAAGGAATAGAATATTCAGATTGGAGATAGTTGCTCCAGATTTATGTGTATTTGCCTCTGTAGAAGTAAATACCAACTCATCGGGGGTATTAGTCCCAACGTAACTTGTAACGCCACTGAAACCCCTTGTACAGTTAACAAACGAGGAATCTGTCTTATACTCATAGGTGATGATCTCATCATCAATTTTGATCAAACCATTGGTTTCTGGGAATCCTTCAGTAAAGTTTCCATTCGCAGAAGTTGCAATGGTTGTGTCAGTATAAGAGATGTCATTCAGTAAGACAGTAGAAGTTGTCAGTCTAGACAACTCATCAACTTTCACATACTGATCAAGGTTTTGAATCAGGTCATATGTTCCACTTTCAAATTCTTGTGAAACATAATATTGCTGCAGAAAATCTGTAAGGAGAGGAAAGTCCTCCTTTACATAGTCAGGGAGTTGACTAGCAACAATGTCCTGGAACTTGACTCTATCTACTGCCATTTATCGACTGCTACTTAGTAAGAATAATTGGAACCACTAGAACCAGTGTTAGAACTGGTAGCACTAGAACTACTACTATTTACCGTAGTTCCAGAAGTAGTATTTGTGTCTGTTGTGACTAGAACTGGTGTTCCACGAACCAGACTTCCATTTGCGTAACTAGAAGAAACTTTATAGTTACTTCCAGAAATATCATTACCAGAAGAAATGTTATCTTGGATCACATTGACAACTACATTTGAGTTATCTAATTGCAAATATAGGTCTTGAAGACCAATCACATCATTAGAATATGGTGAAGCAGAGATCTCAACAAATGATGATCCATTCTTCACAACTCTAGTTGAGATAATGTTGATGGGGTTCAACTTAATCTCACCTTTTTTATAATCAATGGTTCCAATATTTCTTTTAACAATAACTGGTTGAGTATCTGAGTCTAATTTAAAGAGAAATACAGAACCTGTCTCTAAATCACTATTTGCTTGATCACCAAGATAAACTGTTCCACTAATACCACTAACTGTGAAACCAGAGGATTTGATATTGTAACTCACTTGTCCACTGTAAGTTCCGTGTCCATGATTTTTCACATAGAATCTATTTCCATAACAAATCTCATACTCAGCAAACTGATTCAGTTTTGCTTCCATGTCTCTTCTGATATCAACATTTGTGATGTTAGAAGTGATTGACTCTTGACTATCGTCGATAATCTTTTGGAATTTACTATACTTGAACCTTGCACCAAATTTATTGAGTTCGGTTGAATCCGAATAATTTACAATATTTTCAGAAATAATCGTTTTTAGATTTGCAGCACTAGATGCTAAGTTTGTATTATAATAAACACTTGAATTAGTTTCAATGTAGAGATATTTTAGATCAACAATTTCAGGAACAATACCTGCAACACTATACTGCTTTAATGCTGACTGAATGTTTTGCTTAATGGCAGAAGAAAGAAACACACCATTATATGGTTTGATGCTAATGAATACTTTACCATATGCAGGAGGTGAAAGGTCTTCACCACCAAAGGCAGAAACTGATTCTGTCTCAGCATAGATGTTAGGAACAATTGCCTCGTAGTCAGATGCTGTTACTGCTCTGTTCTGCGAAGCATAGATTTGAGTAGCATACTTCTTGACAGAATTTACAGATTCAATTGCCTTACCGCCGTAAGATGATTGGTTAGTAGTAACAATTGAAATGCCATTCGTAATCGCTGTTCCGTTGTTACTAACTAATGAACCATTAAATGAGAAGTTTGAAAGGTTATTTCCATTTTCGCCATTAGTGACAATATAATTTGCAACAATTACATTGGGTTCTTCAGGTTTGATGCCAAACACACCGTCACCGAACAAGAGTTCATATCTCTCGTCAGAGACCTCTTGGAGGAAGTATACGGGCGATGTAGCGGTGATATCGAACAAACTATCGGACTGTCTGTATTTTCTCTGAACCGATGATGTTGCCGATTCTCTTACTGTAACATTGATCAGTGAGGTATCAATGCCACCATTACCTAAGATATATTTTTGATCTGGTGTTCTAGAACTTACTGTAAATTTTTGCTGTAAGAAAGATCCTTCATAGACATCAATATCATTAAAGTATGCAGTCCCTGTAGAATCAACTGGAACTGTAATGTCTGATGGGATTGAAAATGTATAACTTGTATTACCAAATGTATTGGATGTAGTCAGAACTAATCCCGCCTGCAAAGTAACGGTAACTGCAGTTGTATTTGATACATCTACAGAGAATGAAATATTTGCTACTGCTGCTTTTCTGGATCTAGGGACATAACCAATATTCCTTGCAAGAGAAACTACATTCTCTCTCAAGGTAGCACTATCAATAAACACCTCATTCGTCACCATGTTGGCGTTGTATGAAGTGATATATGTGTTATATGCTAACAGATCAATAATGGTGGAAAGATTAGACCCTTCATAATCATAGTCAGTAAAGTTTGAATTCGTCTTCAGGTAATCCTGAATAGAAGTCTTTATCTGATCAAAGTCTAAGTTGCTAAAATTGACTAAAGGCATTTACCTAGTGGGTTGCAATGCGAATGTGAGTTGTTGTGCAGGAACTTCAACACCAATAATACGATATTGAATTCTTACATTCATAGCATTCTCATCTGGATTACCAGTAACATTAACATCAATCAATGAAACTCTCGGTTCGTAACTTTCAATAACTTGAACGATTTCATCACGAAGAACAGATGCAGTAATGGTATCAATATTTTCAAAGAGAAGACCATTAACACCCGACCCTAAAGTTGGTGCAAATGGTCTCTCTCCTCGTTGAGTCATTACCAGATTGCGGAGTGACCTGGCAATGGCACTTTCATTCTTTAAGGCAATCAAATCGAAGTTCAGCGGATTGACCTGAAAAGAGGCACTAATGTCCTTAAAACCTTTACTGACTCTTTGTACAGGCACAGTAATATACAAGAATACTTGAAGTTATTTATTACACTAAAACTCATTTAATGGAATGGGTTCCGTGCCATACTCCCAGTCATCATAATCTTGATCATTGCGAATTCTTTCATGCAGTTCTGATTGCTTCTTCAAGTCATGCTTCTTTGGAGTGAGACTATCATTTGCAATCTCACGAAGCATTTCTTGCTTTGGTTCTGGATTTGACCAATAATCTGTAATCAAATTAGTTGTCCCCCATGTTTCTTTCATATAATTTGCATTCCTATCTGGGTTTGGGTTGTTAGCCATCTGTTGGTTCCTGATTAGGTTGAACAGAACTTTTTAAGGGGTTGCTATCCCTTTCTTTTGCTGTCTTCCAAAAATACTCATCCTCATTACCCATGCCAAGTCTATCATATCCACATTCTACTTGATAATACTGTGTAGATACCTTAAAGTCTGGCATCTTTGGTTCCTTTGGTGTCAGACTATTGTCATAGATTCTAAGTCTATTATTAGGATACAGACAATACTGTCCATTCTCCAGTTCAATTAGATTATGTGACTTGTGTTCTGAAGGGTTCTCACTGGTTGCCCAGTCCACATAATCAGGGTCATGATGGTAATTATCAATAGTACAAACATATGTACCCATCATAGTACCATAATCTCTTGTGTATGCTTCGAAGTCCATACTACCAATGAACTTCTTATCAATACTAACCACACCATAATCCATACAGTTCCAAAACTGTAGGTTAGGTAGATTCATATCAGGATCAGGTGTCTCAGGTCTACTCAAGAATGCACTGATAGGCAACTTATCATACATTGCACCATACTCTGGTAGATAAGTCTCAAAGTAGAATGCACGCCCTGGAATACTCTTACAAGACACCCAGACACCCCTTACAAACTCCCCATGACCACTTTGGTGATCAGTAAGATA